ACGCCAGGGGCGTTGCTCGGGTTGCCGCTCCACGCAGCCGCTTCAACGGCGTTGGAGAGCGACAGGGCCAGTTCCGCCGCGATCCAGTCGGCGATGCTCACGACCGAGTCCTGAAGGAGCTCGGAAGCAATCGTCACCGCACCCGTGACCTTCTTCGCAGTCAGGGTGACCTGATTGCTCGTCGGGTCGCTCGGGGTGATCGCGGTGTTTTCGTCCACCCAGTACGCCGTCGCACCGGCAGTCCGGCGAGGGAACAGCACCACGTCGCTCGGCATCACCACGTTGGTGGCGTTCTGAGCGAAGGCGGAATACTGATCCACCAGGCGGATCACGGTCGAGGAGAGCACGTCGGGCACGAAGGCCGCACCCGTGGTGCTGCCGGTCGAACCCTGGGCACGGGCCTCAACGCCGTGATCCTGGCACCACCGGCGGGCTTCTGCATCGCCAGCCTTGGCCTTGAACCACATGCCGACCGAGTAGGCGTCCTTGGCGTTCTCGAACGCACGGAGCCGTCCCGAGAACGGAACCGCCTCAATGCGGACCTTCTCGCTCCGCTCCTCGGTCACCTCGGGAGCCGGGGCACAACGCTCAACCACCGTGCGGAGGTTCTTTGCCGACTCGGCCACCGACTTCTCGAAGTCGATCTTCTTGGCGAGTTCGCCAGCACGCTTGTTCAGCGTTTCCAGTTCGAGGTCGCGCTCCGCGATCTTGTCATCATCGCCCTCGACGGCACGCACGGCGTCGATCCGGTTGGCGAGGGCAACGGCCTCGTCCTGCAGCTTCTTGAGGTTGTCCACAGTGAATATCTCCGCCGGCGGTATTGCCGATGGAGTCCACTGTGCCGCTACCTATGGGGAGCCTTGCAGAACCGCACTTCCGAAAGTGTTGTTTTCACAAACACCACGCCACGGGCACCGCACCTGGGGCATCGCACGTACCGCTGCCGCTCGTCGCCGCATGCACGGCTTGAGCGGGTCCGCAGTTTCTCGCCGCAGGTGCAGCGTGCCTCAGACATTGCGGAGCCTCAGAGACCACGCCGCTGCGGCGTCACGGGCGAGTGACCGCTTCACAACGGCGGCCACCGCCTCGGGCTCGGCCGGCTTGTCCTGCGATGCCAGCCACGCCTCGTAGGAACGCATGGCAACAGATGCCGAGGTGGCGGGGTACGCAGGCACAAGTACAGGCCCCACGTCATACAGCCCGCTCACCTCGCGGATCTGCCGGATAGCCTTGCCGTCCTCGCCTGTGCGGAACGACTCGTTCTTCGATTCCACCGTAAAGGCGAACGACGAGCCGCGCACGTCGCGCCGCTGGATGAGCTCGAGCACGTCGGCACGGCTCACGGGTGGCGTGACCACGTACCGCAGCCCCTTGTCATCGCTGGAGAGTTCCAGCGTGCCCGATGACGAGCGACCCAGCACGATGTTGCTGTCATGGTTGAACAGCGCCACCACGTCGCTCTTGCCACGCTGGCGGCTCAGAATCTTGTCGAACGCCCCCGGCAGGATTTCCTCACGGAAGCCGCCCAGGTCGAGAGAGAGCCGGTTGTAGACGGCGGCGTAGCCCACGATGGCGGCACGGCCATCGGCTCGCTGCTCAATCACCAGTTCGTCGGATTCCTCGAAGGCGAAATCGCGGCGTTCAATTTCCATCTGTGCTGTCCTCCTGTTCGGCCTGGTCTTCGGCATCGTCCTCGGGCGAATCCTCGCTCTCGACCACCACGGGCGGCTCGGGCATCGGCTCCGGGGCCGGCGGCTCTTCGCCCACCTTGTCGAGCGTGGTCATGTTCAGCTGCACGAAGTGCTTGTCACCTTCCGGCCCAATCGGGTTGAGGTTCTCAAGCTCGCGGATCTCGTTGATCGTCATCCACCCGTTCTGCAGGGCCGACACGTAATAGGCCGACCGGCTCGCGTGATCGCCACGGAGAAGGCCGCTCACGCTGTGCTCGGCAAAGTAGGTCTCGTCATCCACGATCAGATCCCGGCTGATCGCAGACTCCCACCGCTTCAGGTGCGGCAGCAGGCAATGCTGCACGAACTCCGTGCCCTGCACCTCAATGTTCGAGTAGGTGCTACGGGTCAGGTCTTGGATCATGTGCGGCGGCACCCTGAACGCACGGCAGATTTCGATGACTTGGTACTGCCGAGTCTCAAGGAACTGGGCCGCCTCGTTGCTGCCGCTCAGTTCGTGGGCCTTCACGCCGTTGGGCAGAACCGCAGTGCGGAATGCCCGATCTGCCCCCCGGTGCATCCGCTCCCACTGCTCTCGCAGCCGCTCGGCCGCTTCCACCGGAATCGGGTTGTCAGACTCCAGCACGATGCCGGGCCTGGCACCGTTGCCGAAGTACGTGCTGCCGTGGGCTTCGAGTGCCTGGGCCAGGCCGATGGCGTTCTGGAAGATTTTGTACGTCGGCACCGGACGCACGCCGTCTTCCGTGGTGAACCGCAGGGCGAAGATCTGATCCTGGCTGTAGATCGTCTGCTTGCCGTTCGGCTCCCGGTACTTGTACCGCAGCGTGCCGTCTTCAAGCCGCTCGGCTTCCATCCGGCTGGAATGCAGCGGCCACAGTTCCGAGACCGCACCACGGGCACCAGGGCGAATCTCGGCATACGAGGCTCCGTAGTGCAGGTACATGCCCGTCATCCAATCCCGAAACTCCTGGGCCGTCTGCCACGGGTTGGGCTGCGTGTGCAGGAGCCGGTACACCGGGTGCGTCGTGGCCTTCGTCTTACCGCCATTGGCCAGCCGCTCGTAGACGTGCAGGGGCAGGGACGAGACGGCATCCGAGATCACACGGATGCACGCCGTGTAGGCCGAGCAGGCCATGCTGTTGTCGGCCGTCACCCGCACGCCCGATGGCGTGCGGCTGCTCGAAACCTCGGTCCAGTCGATGCCCCGAAGGTCAACCATGCGGAAGTCGGCAAGGGCGTTTTCGCTCATAGCGTGATGATGTCCCAGGATTGCTCGGGGGCTGGGGCCGTCGCCGTGGCGTGAATGCCGATAGCCATGACAAGCGACACGATGCCGTCGATCCGTTCCGTGCTCCGTGCCTTGCTCGGCTTGATGTTGTCGGCCGCCGAATCCCGTTGAATCGCCACGTTGCCGGCCTGCCACGTCAGCGTGGGGTGCCCGCCGTGGAGCAGCTTGCCGCTGACTACGAGCGACTCCAACTGCTTCGACGGGCTCGACATGCTGCCGTAGCCCTGCCCAAAACCTATTACGCTAAGCCCATCTCCTTGCAGTTGCGTCGAGAGTTGCGTGGCATTCCAGCGGTCAATTGCGATCTGACGAATGCGGTATTTCTTGCCGAGTTCGTTGATGTCGGCCCGCACCTGATCGAAGTCCGTGACGTTCCCTTGCGTCATCCGCAGATGCCCCTGCTTCGCCCAGGTTAGATACGGCACCTTGTCCCGTCGCTCCCGCTGATGTGCGTTCTCTTCTGGAATCCAGAAGTGCGGCTCCACCCAATAGGTGCCGTCATCCAAGGGGAACAGCAGCACCAGGGCCGTGGTGTCGAACGTGCTGGCAAGGTCGAGGCCGGCGAAGCATTCACGGCCGGATAGATCCACCGGACAGGGCTTGTTGCCCTGTGCCCAATGATCCATCCGCAGCCAGCGGGTGTCTTGCTCGGTCCACTGGTTCAGGTACAGCTGCCGAAAGGTGTTCTCGTAGGCTGGCATTTCGACGGCACGGGCACACTCAGTCCGCAGGAAGTCCTGCTTGATCGACACGCCCAGGTTCGGGTTGGCCTTCGCCCAGGTCTTTTCGTTCTTCCAATCGTCCTTCGGATCAGCGGCATAGATAGCGGGCAGGAAGCTTTCGTCATGCACGGCCCCGCTCGCCACGCTCTCGGCGTACTTCCAAATTTCCCAGCACACGCTGCGGCGGTCATAGCCGGCGGTCGTGATGTAGACCATGAGCGGCTGACGCCTCGCGCCCATGCTCGTCTGCATCACGTCGGCCAGTTCCCGGTTTGGCTGGGCGTGCAACTCGTCAAAGATCACGCCGTGCGCGTTCAGCCCGTGCTTCGTGAACGCCTCGGCCGACAGCGCCTTGTAGAACGAGTGCGTGTCCTCCCGCACGATGGAATTGCGGTAGACCTTCAGCCGAGACCGCAGCGACGGCGACATTTCCACGCACGCCTTCGCCATCTCGAACACCAGGCGGGCCTGCTCACGATCCGCACCGCACGAAAAGATTTGTGCCCCCGGCTCGCCGTCGAATAACAGCTTCAAGGCTATGCCGGCACACAGGGTGCTTTTGCCGTTCTTGCGGGGAATGGCCAAGAGTGATGTGCGGTATTGCCGCATGCCGTCCGGCCGCAGCGTCCCAAACAGCCGGCCGATGTAGCTGGCCTGCCACGGCTCGAGCACGAACGGCTTGCCGCCGAGCTCGCCCTGCGTGTGCCGCAGGTGTTTGGCAAAGAACGTGACCGCATCCACGCCAGGCTGGGCGTACTCAGGCGAACATGCGGGCGTCTTCGTCGTCTTCTTTCGGGCCATTGTCCACTGCTGTGACGCGGGCCAGTGCCGATGCCGTCAGGCCGAACTCGGCCGCAAACTTCAGCATCTGATTCCGGGCGTCGCGCTTGCGGTTCCACGCCGGGTGATTACTCACCCTACCCTTGTCGTCCATGAACGTGGCCCCATTGGCCTTCAGTTCCCGGTCGGCCTCGACCATGTCTGCGAAGGAGTCGCAGTAGGCCGCCAGCGTCTGCTGGTGCCTCGGGCTCATCACCTTCGAGGCTTCGAGCATGGGCACGATCCGCTCCCACTCCTCGCGGGCTAGATCGGCGAGCCAGACCGGGGCCGGCGGAATGCCAGCCGGCGCGTCGATGCCGGTGCGATGCGGCCCCCTAATCTCGGAGCCACGCATCTGCAGGATCGGCTTAGGTGTCGGCTTACGGCCCCTGCCCATAACGCTAAAACCCCAACTTCCAATTTCGACGGAATGTACGCATCAGACACAACCGGGGTTTATTATCCGGCCACCCCCTATGATCCGACCCACCCTCCCCCCTC